CGGCGGCGCAGCAACGGGCACGGTCAAGCTCAAGCTGCACTATGAGGTGATCGGCAACCTGTAAGGCTGCCCGTCACGCCATGCCCGGCCCAGTGCCGGGCTTTTTCATTTCTGGATTGGAGATATTGCCGTGAGCGACAAAATTGCCGTGGTTTATATCGGCGACAAGCCGAGCAAGAAAGACACCGTGACCGGATCCCGCCTGGTGTTCCCGCGCCATACGCCCGTTGACGTGGAGAGCCACATCGCCATGCAGCTGCTGGAGTTCCCCACCGTCTGGGTCAGCAAAGAAGCGCTGGCCGGCACGCTGGAGCGACAGGAGACCATCGCCAAGATGGAGGCCGAAGAGCAGGGGCGCCTTGCTGCCGAAGCTGCCCGCCTGGCCGAAGAGCAGAGCATGGTGGTCGGTGATATCGATCTGGCCAAGCTCACTTCTGCCCAACTGGCAACCCTGGTTGAAGGTGAGGATTTGGGCATCGAGAAGCAAGGTGCGAAAGAGAACGTTGGTGAATTCCGCATTCGCGTTCGTGATGCCCTGAAAGCCAAGCAAGCTGCCGGCCAAGGTGGTGAGTAATGGTGCCGGTTCTGGATAGCCGTCTGGTTAGTCCGGACACCCTGATCCCGCTGGTTCGCCAGCGGGTTTCTGGCCCGCTCGACAGCATTATCCGGCAGGCCATCATTCGTGCCGCAATCGACTTCTGCAAGCGTAGCGCCCTGATCCATCTTGAGCGCCAGTTTGATGAGGTGATTGAGGGCCAGACGGTGAGCTTTGCCAAGATGAGCTGTATCAACCGGCAGGCACGCCAGTATGTGCGAGAGCCACAGGTGACTGGATCCGTGATCCACTGCATCACATCGAAAGGTGTACCTCTGCAGCCAGGGGCTGACTACCATGTCCAGTCTGCCGAGTCGATCAGGTTTCTGGTTACGCTACAGAACGTGTGTGTCATCGGTGCTATTGAGCCGTTGCTAACAGCAACGCTGATCCCCGCGGCCTTGGTTGAGGATTATGCCGAGGCGATGGCAGATGGCGCTGCAGCCATCTTGCAACTGCAACCAGGTAAGCCGTGGGTAAGCCCTGAACTGGCCCAGCTGAATACGGCTCGCTTCAACGAGGCTGTTCGAGACGCTCATCGTTTCCGCATTGAGCAGACCCCCAACGCTCAGATCCAGAACCCGGTGCGCCGTCGTCAATTCTTCTAGGGGGTCACCACATGACAACCATCAAGGCTTTGCTCGAGCGGGTCTCTATCGAGCTGACCGATACAACCAGAGTGAGTTGGTCCGCGGCAGATCTAGTGAGCTACTACAACAGCGCCATCGCCGCGATTGCCAACTACCAACCAGATGTGTTTGCTCAAACGCAGGAGTTCACCTGTGTCGCTGGTACTCGCCAGGTCATGCCAGCTGGGGCCGTAAAGCTCATCGAGGTAGAGCGCAATACGGGTGGGCGCAAGATTCGCTTCTTCAAGCGTGGTGAGCTGGATGACCTTGATCCTGAGTGGATGACTGGCACTGGCGCGACATCGGTAGAAGCCTATCTTCATGAGCCTACCAACCCGCGCACCTTCTGGCTTTATCCTGGGGTGGTAGCTGGCGTGAAGGTGGATGTAGTGCTCAGTGCCCTGCCAGCGTCGGTTGATGTGGCACAGGTGGAGTCTGGTGCCGCTTTGCAAGTTGATGACACCTTCCTCACCCCCTGCATGGACTGGATTATCTACCGCGCCTATCTGCGCGACTCTGACGATACAGCCAACTCAGCCCGAGGTCAGCTCCACCTACAGGCATTTGCCCAGTACCTTGGCATCAAGTTGCAGATGGATCGCGCAGTAATCGATTTGCGTGACGAGAAGTTTCAAACCAACCAGGGGTAACCATGATCCGTGTCTTTGGTGTTATCACCGACCCCGCGGGCGAACCAGTACCCGGGGCAATCATTGAACTGCGGGCGCTAAGTAGTACCAGAGAAGTACTTGCGTCATCGGCGCTGATCCGCAAGTGCGACAGATTAGGGAGGTATGATTTCAACTTGGCAGTAGGTGTCTATGATGCTTATGCCCAAAACGATCGATGTGGTGACCTCGATTATTTAGGTACTGCCATTGTTAGAAGTAATACGTCCGATGGTGATTTAAATCACATCCTGGATGATATCAGTGTCGATTTGACGCCCCCGGTGTTGGTGGCTGCGCTGGAGGCGATGTACCGGGCGGAAAGTGCTGCTAATAAAACAGATCAAGACAAGCAGCAAACAGCAAAAGACCGTCAGGTTTCAGGTGAGTTGGCCGGTGAGGCTCAGGGTGCAGCCGCTGATGCCAAGCGTTCTATGCATGAAGTTAAAGCTATTGCTGAGATGGTTGAGTCACTGCCGCTTGGTAATGGCTACGTATCGGAATCTATCACCCCAGCAGGAGATACCGCGATACTGGATTTGGCTAAGGCCACCGTGTTTCGAGTTACATTGAATGCCCACATTACACAAATTGTCTTTACTAACGCATCTGGTGAAGAGGGCTCGTCTCGTTATGCCACCCTCATCTTGCGCCAAGGAACGGGTGTAAACCTGGTCTCGTGGCCGAAAAATGTCCGCTGGTCCTATGGCCACCCCCCGGTATTGTCTTACGAGAAAGACGGTGAGGATTGCATCACCTTGGTTAATTTTGGGACAGATGCTCATTGGTATGGTTTTTTGACCGGAGGCTGGATCCATGTTTAGCGCATTGAGTGATGGCCGTATAAATAATGTGTTGAGTCTGATGGCCGGTCACCAGCGCTGGGTTGAGCGAAACACTGGACTAACTAATGACCCCCACCAAGACCATTATATTCAAAACCCTGATGGGGTTTTGGCGAATAACCGGCACTTTATCGCTGATACCCAAATGGAGTATCAGCCCAATGGGGATGGTACGACAGAAGGCCAAGCGATCCATATTTTGGGCTATTTGCACGCTTACTTGGCGACAAATAGAACAATGTATCTGGACAAAGCAATTTGGCACTGGGATGCCTACGTAAAGTATTTCTATCGAGGGCAATCTATTCCAGAAACACCGCAACGGTGGATCTGTAACTGGATTCTGAACTCGAAAGAGCCATGTCTGGCTAATTATCCAGTAGATCCAAAAGAGCCGACACACGGCGGATTTAAGTGTGTGCCGCTGGAGTTTCGTAATGGTAAAGCCCAGATACCACACGGAGCCCCGTTCTGGGGGGAGTGGTTGGATGTTGTCACTTATGCACATCGTGGGCATATGACCTGGGGGGCCATCAACGCCAGCGTTCAGGCCATTAAGGAAGACCTTGAGGGGGCAATTGATTGGCAGAGAGTCTATGACGACTTTCGCCTGTTCGAGACCAAGGAGCCATACAATCCCATGGCTTGGATCGACTGGGCTAGTTACCTAGGGTATCCGTCTTACACGGTAAACTGGGGAGGGGAGGCGAGTCGTGGTCAGACACTGCCACTCGCTTGGATGGCGGCATGGACGAACAACAAGATTGGTATCGGGCGCGGGCCTGATGATCAGCTATGGGACGGAGACATTATCGAGACGGGAATACCAGACTCGGAAATAGGCACGATCCAACTACAGGACACCACTATCAATGGGGTCTACCTAGTGAACTATGCCGTGCGGTTGCCGGTGGAGCTAGGTGGCTACATGTTTGAGCGTAATGAATGTTGGCACAACCGCCCGGTACACACTCCTTTCTTGGGGGGCGTTGGCCAATTGGGCAATGCGGCCGATGCTGAGGTTTGGTTTATCGATGCTTGTTATATGCTCTGGCGTATTACGGGTGAGGAGCATTACAAGAAAGCCTTAGAGTCGGTTTTCTACACCGCCCACGAGTACACCTACATTGACTCGTTAGACCGGTTCTTCCGCCAGTCGGTAGCTTCTGAGACTCCGTTTACGGACGGGATCTCTTACTCTTTCAGTTACCCAGAGTTAACCAAGATAGAGTACGGTCGTGACGCGGCTGGATTTATTACTATCCACGCTGGCGAGTCTAGCCAGCACTACCTGGAGCAGCAGAGTATCTGGTATCGCGTTAACCAGGACTCTAAGTTGGTGGTCACCTACTCCGGTGAGGACACTGCTAATAACCCCATTCGTTTACGTCCTCTACTGGACATCCAGCCTGAGAAACGTGGCGACGGTAAGGCGGTCTGGTACGTAGGAGCTGTACCAGAAAGTGTGCCTGGGGCTGCGCCGGTAGAGTACCTTATTCCCCTGAAGAAAATGTGTTTGCTCAACAACCCTCGTACCAACGAGGAGTTCGTCGTAGCTGATTACCGAGCTGTCACCGATTACGGTGGTTGTGTACCCTCTGTTAAATTTGAGCGCGACATCGTATCCTTGGAGGATCCCACTGGAGCACCACGCGACGCCACAATTGTGGAAGCGTTTTTCCCAGACGACGACGCTGGGTTTATCGTAGGTTTCTGGTTACAGGACTCTAAACGAGCCCCGGTCGAGCAGATCTACTATCGCTCGGACGCTGAGTTTGATCTACGTATCGCGGACGACAACAACTGGCGATGGTACTGGGTGTTACCTGACACGCAGGGTAAGTGGAGTAAGTTTACTCTAGATCGTACCCAGATGGTACTCTCTGGGTGGCAACCAGGCCACGAGAGTGACCCACGACCCACAGCGCCGGTATTCACTACAGTTGATCAGATCACTATCCTACTAGAGAACGGTAGCGACAAAGCTAAAACCTTTGCTTACTACTGTATCAACGACGTACCTCCTTTGTTTACAGCAGACGATGGTTGGACTATCACGTTTCGCGGGGTTCTGTCTGGAGACCAAGAGTGGCACGCGAGCGTTGGAGACTGTTGTATCAGGGACTTCCGGCTGGATTCTCTGAACTACTGTCCCGGTACCATTCCTTTCTCTAACATCTACTCAGATGGTAGTAGCCAGATTGGTGGGTGGCACGGTATGCCTTACCCTGGGTATCAGTGGCCCATGATGTACTGCATCCAGAGGGACAACACCTATGACCTGTGGCTGCAGAACCAGATAGAGTTCCTGTTCGATAGCCAGGAAGCGTATTTCAATCAGGTGCAAGAAATGGGGCCTGGCTGTGCAGCTTATATCTGGGATCGCTGGGACACACACAAATATGGCCCCCCGGATACTTGGACGACTTTCCACTGGGGTGACGGTAAGCCATGGGCTGGTTATCAGCCACGCGCCTTTATGGCCGCAGCTCGGGCTTGGTATGAGCTCACGCTACGTAACAAAGCGGTACCAGAAAAGTTGAAGCGTTACGTGGAACGCTGGATCACTTGGTTAGTCGCCTTTATCAAGAAATCGGGTGGCCACACGCCCAACGAGTTTCCCACTGCGCCTAAGCTCCCAGTATGGGTTCCTGACGATTTCACTGGTCACATGTGTGGACTTTGGCTTGCAGGTGCTTGTTACTCAGCGCTTGCCGGGAGTGTTGTGGCTGAACTCGACTATTTGATTGAAGCCGCGGCGGGAGAGTTGATGGATGAATATGACATCACCCATATTCCAGGGCATCCGATGAATGGCTGTTGGTCTCCGGCGTTACGCCTCGATTCAGACAATGGTATGGCCTTCGGATTTTACTCTGGGGAAATCTTCCGTGGGTTAAGTTTGTATGTGATCTATCGTAAACACGGCGCTGGTTACAATATGTTTAGCCGAGCTGCGCTGAGTGATGCCAATGATGCCTCGCTTGGTCCAATCTCTGTGGCGATACCGTAGCGAATACCTCGCTCCTTGCCAGATAAAATGGCGTTACTCGGACGAGCAACTCATGGTGCTGCTTGTTCAAAATCGTCTTTAGCGTTAGGATTTTCCCATTCTAGCCCTGCTCTACCGAGTGGGGCTTTTTCATGTCTGCTTGTCGAGAAACCTCATGCCACTCATTGATATCGTGACTATGCGAGGCATGGTGCCGCGTGTAGAGAACCACCTCCTTCCTGATGAGGCTGCAACGTTGGCCCAGGACTGCCAATTTGACCGCGGCTCTGTGACCCCGCTCATGCAAGACAAGCAGAGTGGCATCTACTTCCCTGTCAATCCTGTTACGCTGTTCCACTACTATGGCGACCACTGGTTTGCCTGGAAAAAGCTGGTTGACGTGATGCGTTCTCCGATCGCGCAGGACCAGTACAACAGGGTCTACTTCACCGATGGCGAGTACCCAAAGCTGACCTATGACGTCATAGCGACAGGGGGCAGTAGCAAGCCGACCAATTGGTATCGTCTTGGGGTGCCTGCGCCTGCTACGCCGCCCAATATGCAGTCGGTAACCCCTTCCAGTGGCAGTAAGGATGACGACCCTGCAGACGATGAAACTCGCTTCTACGTTGAGACCTATGTGACAGGGCTTGGCGAGGAGGGGGCTCCGGGGCCAGCCAGTGGCAAAATAACCATTACCATTCCCGGCTCTACCGTTGTCGTTGGGCTATCTCCTGCGCCTACCAACAACAGTAATATCACTCGTCGCCGGCTATACCGCTCTGTTTCTGGTGGAGGCCTTGCTGACTACCTGCTGGTTGCGGACTTGCCGATCGCCACCGTGAGCTATAGCGACAGCAAAAAGGATGGGGAGCTTGGCCCGGTGCTGGAAACTTATGGCTATTCGATGCCGCCAGATAAAATGCGCGGGATCTGCCAGATGGCTAATGGCATTTGTGCCGGCTTTGTGGGCAATGCCGTGCTGTTCTCTGAGCCATACCTGCCGTATGCATGGCCCGAAAAGTACAAGATGACTACCGAGCACGACATTGTGGCGATCGCTGCTATCGATACGGCTTTGATAGTGGGGACGAAGGGTTACCCATACCTATTTCAGGGGGCGTCGCCATCGTCCATTACAGGGCAAAAGCTGTCATCTGTGCAGCAGGCATGCGTCAGTGCTCGCTCCATGGTGGCGCTGGATGGTTTGGTGCTCTATGCATCACCAGATGGCTTGGTTGGTGTCGGCGCAGATGGTGGTCACCTTGTCACTGAGGGGATCATCACCCGGGAGCAGTGGCAGGCGCTGAGGCCGGATACTTTGCGAGCCTGGTACAGCGAGGGGAAATATGTTGCCCTAACCGATACCCATGGCTTTGTGTTCGACCCGAAATCTGGCGATCTGCGCTGGTTGAGTGGGAGATGGGATGCCGCAGTACCAGACATGCAACTTGATGCGCTGATGCTTGCCAAGGGCACCCAGCTTTTCCAGTGGCGTGGCGGAAGCGCTCCTCTCTCAATGCGTTGGCGCTCCAAGGAATTTATCTTGCCGCCAGGCGTTCGCCTTGGGGTAGCAAGATTGATGGGTGAGTCGCTCGGCTCTGTTGGTTTTTCGCTGTGGCTGGATGGCGTAAAGGTGTTTGAGCTTGCAGCCGGGTCTGTTCCTGAAACCGCGTTTAGATTGCCGCCGCTACGAGGCCGGCGCTGGCAGGTAGAGGTAACAGGAACGGCAGCTGTAGAGCGGATCATGTTGGGTGGTAGCGTCTCGGAGGTATCTGCATTATGAGTGGCGCATCATTTCGAGCAAGCAACACCCAGCAGGGGCTGACTGAGAACATGCAGATCCTGACTGGGCAGAAAGGGGATCGGCTCGATAAAGCCCTGACGTTGCGTGAAGCCGCTGCGCTTGGGATGGTTAACTTGCGGCGTAATGGGTCTGGTCAGATTGTGCCGGAGCTTCCCCCTGACAAACCGACAGACCCAGAATGGTCTGGGGTGCAGCAGCCTGTGGCGCCAACCGGGGTAACAGCTGATGGCGCATTCCACACCATCACACTGACCTGGGATACCCCAGCATACAAGGGGCACTCCTATGCCGAGGTCCTGCGCGCTGAGGTTGATAACCCATCTAGTGCAATAGCTATAGGAACAACTCTCGCCAATGTTTACTCAGATGCTGTTGGCAAGGGCTTCTCTGCCTTCTACTGGGTGCGTTTCATCAACAAGAATGGACTGACAGGACCACTTCATAGCACTGCAGGCTTGCGCGCAGCTACTAGCCCTGATGTCGATGAAATAATCGCATCAGCAACAAACTTCGCTATCTACAACCCGGCCAAACCTAACGAAAAAGAGATCGTCTTCGGCGTTACCGATGATGGCAAGGTGGCCATCCGCGAGGCCGTCATCAAGGCGGCGACAATCCAGATTATCCACTCCGAGAAGATCACCGCCGACTATATCAAGGCTCATGTACAGAACCTTAAGCGGCAAGCGAATTAATAATACCGTCTAACGTGTTGTTTTGCTTGGATTTTCTCTGCCTACTCTTTTTGC